TTGCAAATAAAAAGGGTTCTGTCAAGTATGCAAGGGAAGAACTTGTAGCAGAGATTACAAGTGCAAGCGTACTCGGTTATAACGGAATTGAGACTACAGGAACTTTTAAGAACAGCACAGCGTACATTAAGTCTTGGTGCAAGCGTCTCAAAGACGATAAAAAGGCTATTGTATGGGCTTCTGCAAGGGCTGACAAGGCTTTTAGGCTCATTATGAACATAGAGGATAACGAACAGGGAAAAACAGCTTAAAACGAAAAATATCAAAGATGTGCTAACAGACTATACGGGCAGAAAGGAACAAGACAATGACAAGAGAATTTTGGGAACTTGAATATGGTGAAAAGTTTACAGTAAATGACAAAGATATGAGAGGAATGACTTTCATAAAATGTGAAAGCGGTGCAACTCTTGATGATGGAATGACAGAAGTAAATGCTGTAAATCTTGCAAATGGCGAGTTTTGGACAATTGGTGAAAGAGTAGAAGTAGAGGTGTAAAAATGAGAACATTTATTTTAAGAGACTATCAAAGCGGAGAGACAGACGCAATACTGACAACAGATTTTGGAACAACAGCAGAAGAGATAAGCAATATCATCGCAGATACAAAAAACAAGTACAAAATGGATTGGTCTTGGGAAGATATTGTAGAAGCTTTAGCGGATAACGGTGTATATGCGGAAGTCATAAACAGGAACAATGAAGTGTGGTATTAGTGAGGTGTAACAATGGGTTATGAATCAAAGATTATGGTAGTGGAAAACTACAGCGGTGATACAGAATATGGCTACAGACACATTGTAGCAGAGGTAAATATGAGTGGTGTTGCAGAGCTTATTCTACAGGCTTTCGACACACCGACTAACAGAGCATACCACTTAACAGAAAGCGGTTGGACTATCTCGGACGGTGTAAGCGTTGATGAATTTGGTAGCACAACGGTACTTGAGGACAGATACGGGGATTGCTTTAATAAATGTTCTAACCCGCTTGGGCTTCTGAATGAGCTTCTGAAAGTGCCACACTACAAACATAACAACATAGCAAATAACAACCATTTAAGAATGTTAATAGCTATGATACAGGCTTATGCAGATGCTTTTGAGGCAGGATATTATGAGCTTATCCATTATGGATATTAAAATGAAAGAGGAAAAGAAAATGAAAAGCAATATTGAAATTAAGAAGAGTATCAACGAGGTACTTGCAATTCTAAACGAACATAATGTTGAAGTAACGGTTAATTATAGGGTTTACAATACAAGAAGGGCGTGTTAATATAGGGTTAGCACAAGAAAGGAACAGGAAAAATGATAGAGATTGCAATATGTGTACTGATTGTAGCGGTTGGCTCAAGAACAGTATTAAGTAAGGGTTGTTGGTACTATTGCACAAAAGACAACAAGAGAAAAATTCTTTGGGAAAGTGAAGAACACAGAACAATGAGAAAAGATATAAGCAGACGCTACAGAAAGAACGGTGATAGCTTATGGATAGAGTAAATGTATTAAGCATAGATTTTGACTTCTTCCAAAAGGTTAAGCCCGAAACAATAGTTAACTATTATCCCGATGGCATAGACTTACCATCAACGGTATCAGCGTTTGTATGGGGTGGCAGATACTCACAGAACGAGGAAGCACTATTGGAAGTTACCGTTGACAACGAGAAGATAACAGAGCTTATGCACATAATCTTCCAAAGCATTATGCGTAAGCGTCCTGTAGGTATGGTGGCTAATAGTCATAAGCACATATATGACTTTATCAACAAGAACAGCGTGGGGGCTATCAATCTTGTTAACATAGATATGCACCACGATATGTTCAATGACAATGAAAAGGTCAATTGTGGAAATTGGGTAGGTCACATTTACAAAGAGCGTGACACAAAGCTTACTTGGATAGCTAACCCTATCAGCAGAGAAGTGTACGGTCTTGAGGAAGCGAATTTCGATATTATTGAATCAAATTTTGACAGCATAAAAGATACAACTTGGGACTTAATATTCCTCTGTAGGTCGGATAATTGGACACCACCACACTTGGATAGTGACTTTAACAGGATAGCGGATATGCTTATGAAACTATGTTCGCCTTGTCAATATGAACAGGGGATAACCGACAGCAGATATACCGATGAACTTAAAGGAATGATTGAACAGGAAAAGAAAACATTAAAGGAGTTATGTAATGGTATCAAAAGCACAAATGAGAGCAACAACAAAGTACAGACGCAACAATTATAAGCAAGTTGTTGCAAGGTTAAAACTTAAAGAAGATAAAGATATGATTGAGTGGCTTATGACAGAGGACGCACCGCCTGTAACAGATATTTTTCGTAGGGGTTGCTATGAGATTATGAAAGAAAGAGGTGTATGGAATGGGTAATACAAGTTATGAAGTAATAAATCGTTATCACAAAAAAACTTACAAAAGAGTAGTGTGCCTGTTAAGATATGACACAGACGCAGAGCTTTTAGAGTGGCTTGCAAGGGGTGATACACCGACAGCAAGTGAAGTGTTAAGAAAAGCACTACAGGAAGAAGTTGCGAAAGAAAAGTAAAGCCCCGTGAAGAATCTCACGGGGTTCTTTTTTATTGCCAATAAACAATGTGTTTGAACTTGTCAAACGCAAGAGCTTTGATACGAAAAAACTCACGGATTGAACAGCCCAACTTATCTGCTGATTGTTCGGAAGTAAGCCCCTCTATATAAAAGCATTTCAGCGTATTTCTTTCGCTTTCCTGCAAGCCCGACAAAGCGTTATCACAAAGAGCCACATACAACTTCAATTCAGATTTTTTATTATGCAGTTCTTCCATTGTTTCGGGGTTTTTTATTATATCCCAATAGCTCAAAGCCCCGTATTCAACGCCCTGTCCTGTCTCAAAATAATCAATCTGTTTTTCGATTGATTTAAGAGCGTCCTTATTAGTGTTATAGTCTCTTAACAAGCTCTCATAATCAAATATTAAGTATTTCATTTCAACTCCTTATAAAGCAAAACTCACGCCCGTGGGAAGCGTGAGTATGCGACAAGTCATTACGAAAGATATTAAAACAATGTGAAATGAGAAATCAATGACACTATTATTATATACTTTTCTAAAATGATTAAAATACTTCCTCAACGCTTCCTATTAGCTTGTGAACTACAGGACTAAAAATGCACAGTATTCCTCAATGCACTTAATAACTCCATTGGTAGTTTCCACCTTTGCAACATAGGTTTTTCGCTGTCCTGTATCGTTAATCTCTACCCGATATTCCTTGTGTCCTAACTTGGAAATAATGGCGATTAGAAGCCCTCTTTCTGCGTAAAGGGTATCTTGGTAGACAAGGCAAGAAAAACCTCGCTCTGCCAAAATTTTAGCTATTTTACGGTACATCTACTCCACCTGCCTTGCAGAAACATAGTGCGGTGACACAAATAGATAAAAAAATCATAAAGGTAAGTGCCATTATAGTTATTGTTTCTTTAATTCCAAAGAACGGGTCTCCTACACAAATCAGAAATATAAGGGTTTCTCCAAACAATAACATTCCTAAACATAACCAAATACAGCTACTCATTTGTTTACCTCTCTCTCCACTCAAGAAATGCGTATATTAAATATAAGCCTACAATCACCGCTAAAAACTTAATATCCACCGAATAATCAATCGTGTAATTCATCACCATACCTCACAACATAAACTATTTCTTCACCACATTGCGGACAGTAAATGTATTGTCCTGTATGCCCGTCCGTAAACTCTATAATAAGCCCACAAGTGCTACATTTGAATTTATCGTGTCGGTGTTCTTTCCAATGGGTATAGCGTGTGCTTATTAGTTCATAGTTAGTCATTCCTTGCTCTCCTGTAATAATCCTTGCAATTCCTCATACACTTGGCACAAGGCATTTCCCATTCCTCAACATCTTCAAACGCACAGCCATCACAGCCTAACTCTCTGTAATTGCTACCTGCTCTATATCCGTCAGCATAGCCTTGTCCGTAATCGGTCTTTTTTAGTTCTATAAATTGTTTATTTTCCATCTGCTCTACCTACTCCACCTCAACTAAAATCACCATCAGTAAATCTATAACCATCTATGTTCTTTGCGTGAGTAAAATTGTTATCATTTTCACAACATTGCTTTTTTTCTACAATCGCAAGTAATTCTTCCAACTCAACAACCTCATCGTATTCGTTCATAATCACAATGATGTCTTTGTTATTCTCAAGGAATGTAACCCATTGAGGATATGTATATATTGATGTGCCATCAATCCAATTCTCCCACGCATCAACCTCGTGAAATAAAAACTTCCACCCGATAGACGATTTTCCTATATGTATTGGAGTTCTTATTGTAGGCTCTTTGCTTGTTACATAATAATTAGTTCCCATCTATTCCACCTCTTCTCACTATCTCTACAGCCTTATCAAACCGAACATATGCTTTAGTATCAAATATAGTTATTGTATTGTGACAACCTTTGATATTCTCAAGCAATTCCTCAACAACCTTGCCAACATCGTAGGCGGTAGGTTCTTCCGCTATCAAATCGATAATTTCAAGGTGGTCAAAATTATCTCCTCGTTCTACTGCGTTGCCGATTTTCGCAACTATTCGCTCGATAAGAGCATCTGCATCAATCAATCTCATTTACTCCACCTACCTTCTTCTAACATCTTTGCCATACCCTCGCCCATTTTTTCCAAGTATTCATCATATTCGTCGGCTCTTTTCTTCGCCCAATTATATGGGTGTTTACAACCCCACATACCGTCTTTGTGTTCAAGTCCGTATTCTCCCTCTGATACTTCGCACACATCGTCATACGGTGGACAAAGCGGACATTTATCACATCTCATAAAACAAACACCTTATCCCTTTCGTAATTTTCCGTAGTGTAATGTTTGCATTTATTTGCCTTGTGCCTGTTTACATCTTGCCCTACTTGATGATGGAAGTTTCCATCGTCATACGAATAATGACAAGTACACATAAAGCCCCATACAAAATCGCAATTCACACAATCCTTACAATCCATCTGCTACACCTCACTAATGCCCCTGCTCTATTCTTCTTTCACGGGTTACATCATACTTGTAATTATCAAAGTCTTTGTACTTCCGTCTCATAGCTTTACGCTTGTTATTCCACTCAACAAATTCAGCGTATTTTTTACAATGGGAGTGGCATAAATCGTGTCTTTCCTCGCATTTGTAACAACAGGTCTTAATGCTCATACAGTACCCCCCTTGCTTCACACAAAATTTCATTGATTATACGTTTGTTCATTGACGGGTTAGAGCTTGCTATCTCACACTTACGGATTATGTTTTTAACTGTTTCCGTAAGTGCTTCTTCTCGCTTCTCGGAATCAACATACTCAAGTGATAGCTGTAGGGCTTCGGCAATCGTTAAGTGCCTGTAAGCCTTATCTATAAGAGCTTCGGCTCTCATAAGCAAGCAATTATCCGTTGCTTCCTTGCCTCGCTTGAGCTGTCTCTCAATCTCTTTTTTAATGATGTTTGTATCTAAAACACTACTCATTCTCTATTCTTCTCTCCTGTCTCTCAACCTTGCTGACAATCGTGCTATGGGTGTTCTTTTTAAGCAGATACAGGACTTGCTGAATCATAATAGTAACATCGGCACATTCCTCAACAATGTTGTCAATATCGTTTCTCGCAACAGCAGAAGTAAGCTCTCCTAATTCTTCTATGAGCTTAATTCTTTGATGCTCATAGCCGTAGTTGTCAGCTATATCATTGATGCGGTCTACTATATCTTTTGGCATTTTCTCTTCTCCTTTTGAATTTTAATTAGCAGGTCTTGTAGCTCACTTGCGTAAGCTTGGTTCTGCTTGCTATCTATCCACAGCAGATATACTGCATAGTTAAGTATTTCTAATTCTCTTGTTGTTAACTTCATAGTTCTCCTGTAAGTAAGAAAAAGGCAGGGTAGCGGGTATATATAACAAAGTTAGAATCGAAAGAGTTATTCTCCTCTCTTAATATTTTTAGTTTGGTTGTGCTACCCCGCCTGTTCTTGCTATTTATCAATCTGCTTTTCTACCATATCGAACATCAGCGAATTGCAAAATGTGTATTTGCAATATCCTGTAGCTTCGGGATAAAATGGTTTGAAGCACTTGAAGTTGTTGTTATACTTGCAAAATTCAAAGTCACATATAGTCATTTTGTTTGCAACTTCCTGTGTTATCTGTGGGGTTGTTTCTTCTTCTTTCGGCTCAAATGAGAAGTAAAGAGCAACTCCACACATTACTGCACATAGAATTATTAAAATCACAGCCATTGGCAATCTCCTGTTATATAATCGTTTTCTTCTTCGGTATAATATTTGTCTGCCGTTTCGTCTGCCGTTACAGGCTTTGATGCCCGCTTACCCCGTCCATTAAAGGCTTCCCAAAGAACCTCATCAATAAGCTCATAGTCTACAGGGTCTTTCTTCTTAATCTGTCTCGGTGTCTTTAGTCTCTCGGCAGACAGAATATCTCCAAAATACTTTGTTCTTCGCTCAAACATCTATCTCTCCTGTACTAAAATCTCAAACAGCAAGTTGATAGCAAGCTCTTCGTCCTCAAGAGAACCGTGTAAGCTCTCGATAATCGGTACTATTTCTCGGTCAAATTCTTTCTCTGTCATTTTATTGCTTCCTCAATCTTTCCCTTAATCTCGTTAAATTCTTCGGTGACAACAAGTGTTGCTCCACCGTCAAAGTTGATAACTGAACCTCTAACATATCTAATTCTTGCAGGGTTAATCAGCACTTTAATGTTACCTGTAGAACATTCAATGAATTTCATACTGTCACTCTCCTAAAAGCTTCTTTTTCAAATTCTTAAACTCAATATCTGCATCAATTTCAATGTTGTGTAAAAAGTCGGTATTCCACCTCTCGTACACCGCCCCTTTTTTATTATTCTCTTGAATTGGATTATCTTGTTTATATTGTTTATATTGTTGTTCGTGGCTTTCCTGTGGCTTTCCTGTGGCTCTTGAGTGGCTTTCCTGTGGCTCTTTTGAAAGGTACTTGTCCTGCCAAACACAGTAATTGCAAAGGGTTAAGACGGTTTCTCCCTGTCTCGTTTCGTGGCTCACCATACCCTGTTCCTCAAGGAAGCTTATGAAGTTGTTTACTTTAGTTCTGCTCCAACCCCAACGGTCAGCAAGCCATCTAAACGAGCGATTTACTTCACCTCTTTTAGCTTCTATTGACTTTCCACGAACCATAAGTTTAGTGTCACAATGATTCGCAAGTCCGATTAAATCTACCCACGCTTGTCCTCTCGAGAACGGTTTTTCGAGCCATAAATCGTGAGTGAGTAGCTCTCTGTCAATTGTGAAAAAGCCCATTACACTATCTGTATGTTCTGCTTCTCGACAAGCTCTACACCCTTGAACTCTGCACCGTTCTTAACAGCTTTCTTGATACCTGCCTTGTCGATTTTAGGTTCATACTTAACAAATTCTTCGGGAAGAATTGCATCGTCTGAAACTTCGACTACTTCTGACTTGCGATATGACACCTTGAACAGCTTGTCCTGTGAAGCCCATTTTTCTCCGTTTAGACAAAGGTTTATCCACTTCTTCATATTCTCTGCCTGTCTCTGTGCTTTCTTCTGTCTCTCGGCAAATTTCTGCTTCTCATTGGCAAGTGCTTCGGCTTCTGCCATAGCGTTCTTGTAGAACTTAATACAGTTCTCAATCTTCTCGTTTCTCTCAAGTTCAATTAAATCAAGCTCTGCATCGTTAAGAAGCTCACCCGTTTCTTCGTCAAAGCAAAACTCAAAATTCTCAAGCTCTTTGCAAAGCTCATATAAATTCTTACTCATTCTTTAATACCTCTCTTTCGTATACTTGCCACAATTCCATAAAGTCCTCTAAAGTAACTGTGACTTTCCAATAATCCTTGTCTTTTCTGTGGAAAACAGCAGGAATTTCACCGCTTCTTGCGTCATTCATAGCCTGTTCCATAGCCTTGTCTAAATTCAACTTTTCGACACGCTTACATTCAATGTGTAGACCCTTAACACCTACCACATCAGCGTCACCGTTAGCCCCGCAAAATTGCTGTCCTCTCCTTGCTGTTTCATATCCGTACTTGTCTTTCAGCAGGGTTGCAAGCTCACGCTCACCCCTTGCACCTTTAGCCCTTGAGTTAATCGGTTTCTTTCTTGCCATTTTCTTCTCCTAATAGCTCACTTACTGTCAGCCCGTAATAATCAGCGTAGGTACAAACCGCAAGCAAGCTTGGTATTCTCTTGCCATTTTCGTGTGAGCATACGGTAGCTTTGCCTAACTTCGTAGCTTTTGCTACCGCATACTGACTTAAACCTCTTTCAGCTCTCAAGCTAATCAATCTGTAATTCAGCCTTGATAGGTCTATCATTTCACACCTCTTTTTTAGAATGGAATATCACTCTCAAACTTCGCAAAAGCATCAGCAATTTCCTGCTCACTTGGTGCTGAATCATTGTTGCTATTGAGATACTTCGGTGCAGGGGGCTTAATATCACCGTTTCTTGCTGAATCTACTGAACACCAATATCTAACAAGCGGTTGCATATATCTGTGTCCGTTGTACTCCTGTTCCTCAAGTCTGTAGACAGCACCGATGAACTTCTGCTCGAACTGTTTACCCCAATCTCCCGCTGTCCAATTTATCTCGCAATCATTAGTTTTTTTGAACGCTTCACAGAACGCCTTGAACTGTGGGTTAACTTCATCACTCTGCCACTTGTTAATTGCGATATACGAAACTCCACCTCTCGGAAAACCTGCTCTTGGGTTCTCGGCAAGTTTCTCCTGCCACTTGTTATTCCAATAGTGGTAGTAATCACCCTCGGCAATATCAAGGCAAACCCTAATCTGTGGTGTTCCTGTAGCTGTCTCGTTTTCCTCAACAGACTTAATCCTGCAAACATACGCACCCGCAGGAAGCGTAATCTTTTCGCCAAAGCTATTTACTTTAGCATCATCATATCCGAATGGTTTAAGCATTTTTCTTCGTCTCCTTTTTGTTCATTCCGTAGTATTCTCTAATTGTTGTATCAACAGCCTTTAAGTCATTCTCAATCTTTTCGTCCGCAAACATTCCCATTGGTGTCTTTACGGTATCGTGTCCGCTGTTTCTCGTTTTGAAGTAGTAGTGTCCGTCCTCAACGCTTGTCTTGAGACAAATTGCGAATAATCCCTCAAGCGTAATCTTCTCATCAAGCATCTTACCGATAGTCTTTGCTTTCTCGTTACCGTTAGCGTCTCTTTCGGTATGGTGCAGGAAGTACACAATCATATCTTCGGGGAGTTCACGCTGTACCATATCAATCAGCGTCCAAAAGTTTTTCGCAATATCTGTGAACTTATCAAAGCCCTTTTCTCCGCTTCGCTTCATAAACTCGTTAGCGAGAAGATACTGACTATCATCAATCACCATAGTTTTAAGCTTGCTTTTCTTTAACGCCTGTTCAACAAGCATATAGTTATCTGTGTGAAATGTTGTAATATCACTTCGGAACGGAAGCGGTTTACCTACAACATTTATTACACCTGCTTCTTCTTTAGTGAAGTTGCGTAAGCTTGCAGATTTACCCGTTCCGCTTTCGCCTAAAATCAATACTCCAATACCCATTAGAACGGCATCTCCTTTTCTTCTTCTTCAACCTCTGTTATCAGTTCTTCTTTCATCAGCTTTTCGTATTTATCAGCATCTCTGCTAAAGGTTTTGGCAGAGCTATTAGCTGAATCAAATTCAATCGCAAGCTTCTCATAGTGTGTCCACAGGTCTGCCTTATCCTCAAAACTTACTCGCTTATCTTCAAGCACACTTCGTAACGCAAGCATCGTCTTACGAATATGCAAGCTCTTGTTAATGCAGTATTTCACCATATCCAAAGCGTTATCTCTCTTTTCTCTGTTATCCATAAAATTCCTCGCTTTCATCATCATCAATATCGTTTGAACCGCATACAGGACAAATAGCCATAATGTACGGGTCATTTAACAGTTTCGGTTCTTCAAGCTCTGTGTAGCTCGGTTCTTCAAATTCTTCTCCGCAATAGTTACATTTCCACATCATCACTTACCTCTATCCAATATTTCTTGTAGTGCGTGTTGGGCTTGACTACCCACTCGCTTCTTATCGCATAACCCTGTTCTTTCAGTTCTTTGATTCTTGTTGCAAGCTGTGTAATTCCACACTTGGTATAAGCATCAAAGGAAGTTATGCTCCCGTTCTTCTTGATGTACTCGACAATCTTTTGGTGCTGTGTCATTAAAAACTCCTTTCTCTATATAGTTTTTCCGCTATATCTCCCACAAAATATTGTTTTGACTTACCGTCCGTTATGCACTCAAGCGTTGACAGAAACTCTGCCGTTCTTGTCTTTCCCCACCCGAAATATCGTCTAATTGCTGTAGTGTTCGGGAAAGCACCAATGCTTGCCTGCATATTCTTTGTAACTTGTATCTTGTTCATTTCACATCACCTGTATTCTATTAAGATACAAACTCGTTAAAAAAAATCGTAAGTATCTCATTTTCGGCAAGACCGAACAGCCTTGCCATAGCAATAATCTCCCCATTGTTGAAACTACCGCTATATAGCTTTCGCCTAAAGGTAGCTGTCGATATATCTAAATGCTTCGCTACCTGCTCTTGCGTAAGCTCGTTCTCTACCATCTTACCTTTGAACAGATTTATGTTCATTTTATCACTCCTTTCTTGTGTTATGTATCTCTTTTGGGTACAACATTTTGTGTGTTGTATCTCTGTAAGATACCACTATACTACTCTATGCTTTGTATCTTGTCAAGTCATTTTTGAAACTTTTTTGAAAAATTTTGACACTTGATGGAATACATTTGATATAATGTGAAAAAACAAGAAAAGGAGTATTGAAATGACAATAGGTGAGAATATCCACAATTTGCGAGTGTCTATGGGGCTGACGCTTGATGAAGTTGGCAAGGCTTGTGGCACAGGCAGACAGACGATATACAAATATGAAAAAGGAATGATAAAAAATATCCCTGCCGATAAAATTGAAGCTATTGCGAAAGCCCTAAAGGTAACACCGACAGCCCTTATGGGTTGGACAGCAGAACCGATTGCGACAATTATCGAACAGCTTAAAGAAGAAGAAACATTGATAGATAAGCTTATTGGAGAGGCAGAAGATTGTACAGATAAAGAAATAGCCCTTGTTATAGAATATGTACAATTCCTAAAAGGAAGAAGAAAGAAGAATGACAAGTAAGTATGTTACGAAAACTTTTACCTATGACGGTAAACGATACTATGTAAGAGCTAAAACGGAAGCGGAAGCCATAGAAAAAATGGTACTCAAGAAGCTTGAGCTTAAAGAATGTGATATGATTTTTGAGCCGAGTGCCATAACTGTTAGAGAATGGGCTACAAAATGTATAGATACATACAAGACTAATCTATCCGATAAAGCGTTACGAACCTGCAAGGATATTGTTCGCCTGTATATAACCGACACGATAGGAAATATGAAGCTGAAAAATGTAAAGCAGATACATTGTCAGCAGGTGATGAATAATGTTGCAGGATATAGTCAGTATGTAATCAATCAAACCTATCAGAAGATGGTATGGATATTCCGCAAGGCTGTGGAAAACGGTATGCTTGAAAATAATCCTGCATTATATGTAAGCAAACCTAAAGGATATAAAAACAGCAGACGAGCTTTGACGAAAGAAGAACAGGAAGTGTTCTTGAAGTGTGCAAAGAAACACCCCAAAGGACTTCTGTTCCTTATGATGTACGGGTGTTCCTGTAGACCGACAGAAGCAAGTAATGTGAAGATGCAAGACTTCTTTGAGAAAGACGGTAAAACTTTCTTGCATATAAAAGGTACGAAAAGTGAAACGGCAGACAGGATTGTACCCGTGCCACAATATATTGCAGAACTACTCCCTAATAATACAGCCGATGAATATGTAGTCACTTCTCTTAAAGGAAATCACTTGAACGAAAAGGCTATGCGTAGGGCTTGGTTATCATTAAAAAGAATGATGGATATTGAAATGGGTGCAAAGCTGTATCGAAATCATATTGTTGAATCGGTTATTGCCGATGATATAAGCCCGTATTGTTTGAGACACACTTACTGTTCTAACCTGCAAAACAAGGTTGATATAAGAGTTGCACAGAGGCTAATGGGTCATTCTGATATAACGCTTACAGCTAATATTTATACTCATTCAAGCTTCGATTTGATTGAAGATGCTTGGGAAAAAATCAATGGTTAACCCCCGTCCGAGAGTAACTTTTTTGTGATAAGAATGAGATACCCTGTTGCACACCCTGTTGCACAACAACGCTCAACCCGTTGAAAATACAGCGTTCTTCTAATCACTCCGAATGAGAAGGTCACGGGTTCGATTCCCGTTTGGCGTACCAACAATAAAAGCCCTCAACCCGTTGCAATTACAGGGGTTTGGGGCTTTTGTGTTTTAGGCTACAGATTATTATTTGTAACTTGATAGTACCTATTTGCCCCTATTTGTCCCCTAAAGTGTTGCACTACTGTTGCACTTTAGGTTGTATCGTGTACCCCGTTCTGCCATTTTTAACGGCTTCATAAGCTGACAGAATAGCTTCATCAAGAACATCTAAATTTGGTTCGGGTATTGCGTCTCCAATCAGCTTATCAAGTCCTTTGTTAATTCTGTAGTGTGTAGCTATTTCAATAGCCGTACTTATTCTGTCAGATAACGGGTTTTGCAGGTGAGCAAGCACAAGCTGTATTACACTTTCGGGTGAGCTTCCGTGTCTGCCATAGAACAGACACAGTATAGCGTACTTGTCCTCATAGGTTAAAACTTCACTCAAAGAATCGAACGCCTTATCTATTTCTTCGTGATTGCTTTGTTCTGTTACATAGGTGTTGGGGCTTGCATATTCAAGTAACCAATGCATCGGGTTTTCGCCACACGCTCTGAACCAAGAAAAGATTTTCTCAAGTGGCGGTTGATTCGTTCCTTGTTCCTAATTCTGTACTGTTTTCTTCGATACTCCTAATTGTTCTGCAAGCTCTCTTTGTGACAGCCCGCTTTCGTATCGTGATTTTAATAATGCGTCAACCAATTTTAAGTCCATAATTATTCTCCTATTTCTCTTTTATTGGATAACGATATTTATACGATAACACTATATCATAACGGTGTAAAAAGGGGGTAAAGGTTATGTGTATAAATTCAGTTATTGTTTCGGGAATCGTTGAAAGCGTTCCAACACCCAATCATTTTATTCTGAACTCCGATGATGAAATAATCCATTGTGTCTGTGAGGGTGAGCTTCCTGTTGTCGGTGAAAACATTGAAGTAAAAGGTAGTTTGAGAAGTAGAATGTACAGGCTTTATGGTAAAAATATAGTCTTAATTGAAGTTAAAGAATCATTCCGTAAAGTGAACTAACGAACATCAGTAATTGCAAGGGCTACAGGACTTCGCCCGTATTTTCAGATTTAAGCCACGAAAAATTAGAAAAGGTATAATCATACCACTAAAAATAGACGGAAATCAGCTTTACACCGATAACCGTCTATTTTAGTGCTACATATCGAGCATCTGTTTAATCCAAGCTAACTTTTCCACAAACCTTGCGTGTGATTTATCCCACTTTTCCTGCATATCTACAGGTGGAGTGTAGATTGTACGAAGCTTATCAATCTCTATGGTAGATAATTCGTGAAGCCAAGTTGCGTGTTTTATTTCGTCATTAGCCATTTCCCTGTATCTACTCGCCCAAGTGTTATCTCCGTTAACCTTGAACAGCAAATACTTCTCCGCATACTTTTTAGCACCGCAAAGTTCCTCAAGCATTTCGTCAGCATACTCTTTTATTCTCTGCATAGCTACTCCTTTTCAACCGTAATTGCAAGGTTGTTTGAAGTTGTAGCACTTCCACTCATAACAACAGTAAGTACAGCATCTTCACAATTACAGCCCACTCTTATAAGTGCTGTAATTGGAATTATAGCATAATCGTTATTAGCTGAAGTTGAAGCCGTAGCCGTTGCACCCGATACAGCTACACCATCTTTATAAAGAGTTGCTACTACATCACCTGCTGTTGGAACTAAAACAGATACAATCGCATTTATCTTGTAATATCCTGCACCCTTAATCACGATACCATTACCTGCAAGTCTTATGTTGTCACCAAACTTTCGGATAACTGTATTAGGTGAATAGATGCTATCTACAGCAAGGCTTGAGCCTACAGTTGTATTAACTGCATAAATTCCCGACTTACAACTCATAACATACCCCCTTTGAAATCATAGTCCTTTAATTAAATGTTTCCGCAACCGTTTCCGCAATTACAGAATGGACTTGTACCTGCTGAATAGCTCATAGCGTTAGGGTATCTTACTACACCGCACATAGCGTTTTGGAGTTGAAGCTGATTGATTTGTCCTTGCAGACTTTCAATCTTGTTCTGTGCCATAACATCAAGAATCTTCTGTGTGCTTTCTGAAATCTCTTTTGAAAGTCCTCTGCCCTCACCCATAATAGAGTTATTAAGAGCAAATGTGCTGTCGCAAATTCCATAGCCAAGCCTATCCATCTTATTATCAAGGTTTTGAAATTGCTGTCCAAAAAGAATCTCTTGCTGTGAAGCTGATGTTGCATATCTGCCGAAATCTCCACCGCCAAAGCCACCGTTAGCAAAGAGCAGGATAAGAAGTGCAAAAATCCAAAGACCGTCATTTCCCATACCAAAACCGTTATTGCCAACTACACTTGCTACATCACTTAATGAATATCCGTTGTCCATCTCTAATCCCCTTTCTTTAATTAAGTGTTACTGTATTGATTTAATGAACGAATCTACATCAATGCCACGCTCATTACAAATTTTACGCACAGCCTGTTCGGGTGTTAGATGCTGTGACGATAAGAATTGTTTAATGAACTGCATACGGGAATCGTTCATATCAATCGGTTGTCTCGCTGTCTGCTTGTTGAATAATGTACTTGCCATCTTGAATCTCCTTTCTCAATTCTTCAAATTCTGCTCTTGACACATAGTCATTTGTTACCGACATTTGTGTCGGTTGCACTTCATCAAATTTGAATGTTCTAATAGTTGGAAAACCTGCACCGTCTGTTGTCTTGATATAGAAATAATCATTGTTTGCATCGAACAGGGCTACCGTTGAGTTAGGTCGCATTTGATAGGCTTTCGCACCGTCAATGCCCGTTACTCTTATAAGCCCCTGCTCATACGGTTGATAAGGATTGAAATTGTACATTTACTCACCACCTTTCTAAATAAAGGATAACAAAAAAGAACCCTTTGCAAGTTCTAACAAAGAACTGCAAAAGGTTCAATAAAGTGTCAATTATATAGCGTCATATAGCTTAATTAACGCCTGTTTGTGATACCGTTTTATTGTTGATTCACTATAGCCCATAAAGTCTGCAATAACCGACAAGCTCTTACCGTTAGCATAGTGTTCAATAATAACATTACGCTCATCATCGGTAAGCAGAGTTTCATCAAGCAAAGCGTTAAGCTCTGCCCTGCTGTGAATTTGTTTGAGCTGTTCTCTCGCCTTGAGGTGTTGATTGTCGGTTATATTTTTTAGCATATCCTCAAGGACTTCAATCATTCTATCCATACTCATTAGCAAATTGCGAAAAGTCTATAAGAAGCGTTACTTGCAAAATATCCGTTAGTAGAACTTCCTGCGGAAGTAAGCGTTAGAGTGCCGTTGCTGTAAGACTTCTTAATTGTTGTATATGCGTATAGTGTAGCCGATGAACCGCTTCTGTACATCGTATGACAGTAGAATATATCACCATTATAAAACACATCAGTAATAATCCTTGTTGTCGAACCGCTTGTATCTGTTGTTTTCATTACGGCAAACGCTTTAGGCTCACTCGGTAAGTTGTTAAAGGTAGCGGTTGTCTTGTTACTTGTTGGGATATGGTTGGCTATTACTAATTGCAAAGGTTCAAGTGTTCCTGTAATATGTTCACCTTTATTGTTATGTGCCGTTATTCCCTGCAACAAGTTACTTGCCGTAACGGTATCTGCGGTTAGGTCTATAAGTGTATTGTCTCCATATACTACTTTGCTGATTGTGTTAGCCATAATAACTCCTATTATCCGATTGTAGCCGTGTAACCGCCACTTGCATTAAGTGTTTCTGCGTATGGGATAGCGTTAATAACTACCTGTGCCATAGCGTTATATCCACTTGACGGTGTAATCGTCTGCTGACTTGTGCTTGGTGTAGCTGTCTTGCTACTCTCAACCTTAATATCAGAAGATGGTTGAACTGTTCCTGTTACACCGAGAATACTAACACCTGCTAAAATATTGGAAGCAACAATCTTCGCTTGCTCTGTAGCGGAAATGCTTACCGTACCGCTTCCATCGTGATAGCCATTGTTAATAGTTACGCTCTGTGCCTTTGTTGTAATTGTGCTTGTCTGCTTACCACGATTAGGCATAGAACCTGTAACCTTACTACCTGCTACATAAGCTGTCTTTGTATTAAGAATCTCACTTGCGGAAGCTGTAGCATCACTTGTATTAGCGTCAAAAGTACAAGTTCCCGTCTTGGTAGTTCCGTCCTTTGCGTGGAAAGATTTACCGTTAATAACATCACTTGCTTCTACGGTGTCACCTGTTAAGTCAATGAGTGTATTTCCACCATACACTATCTTATTATAAATTTTATCTGCCATTTTTTAGTAACCCCCTATGGTTGCTGTATAACCGCCCGCTTCGTTACCTACCGATTCAAACGGAATTTCACGAACCGTTAAGTCTCCACGCATCATTTTGCTTTTAGTTGGAAAAGTCTGCTCGTCAACGGTAGGTGTTATATCGAGTGAGCCGAGATAAGGCTCACTCTTTATTTCTGTTATTTCACCCAAACTTGCTTTGAACGAATTGTCGGTGTTCATTTTTATGTTGAATGAATCATCAACAGCAAACTTCATATTGAAAAATATAGTTTCCATTACTCTACCTCAATTACTTCATCGTGCAGGTTATCAAGCACTTTGAATGTTTGTGTAACTGACGGAAGCCTCTGCCCTGTCTTTGTCATTACATTAAGCTGTACAGAAGCCTTACCTACCTCAAATTCAAGTGTATCTTCTTGAGTAAGCGTAAGCTTGATAGTCGAACCGCTATGAGTTGTGTCTGCAAGGCTTTTCTCTACAACCGTTTTCTCGTCTTGAGAAAAAGTGATAAGGCACTCCTGCACACCCGATAAAGTAAATGGAAGCTCAAAGGTAAATGTAGGTGTACTTGCTCTGTACATAGCGTTCTCCTTTACTTCTTATACTTCTTTGATGCTTCAAGTGTCTGCTTTCCGAATATTCCGTCTTGCTTAACACCAAGCTTCTTCTGTGCTGATTTAACTGCACTAATTGTCTTGTCACCGATAATACCGTCAAGAGTAAGGCTTCCACCGTTTATCCAATTCAGAAGCTCTTGCAGGTTCTTCACATTTGCACTTCCTGTTCTTCCACCGTCACCTGTCTTGAAGTAGCCACGCTTTGGAAGTGTAGGAAATTTACCCGTATATGCAGTTTTTTTATGATTCCAAGCAGGTCTATCACATACCCATATTTTAGGGATAAGTCCTTTCATTGTTGTTTCGTAACAATGCCAACCGTCATTTCGCCTTGCACCGTTAGAATCTTTAGTGTAGAAATAGTGCTTGTTTCCCTCTTTCTTATAGCCAAGAATCGCAATATAGTGACCGCCTGTAGTCCAAGTTACACCACCTCTTGTACCTGCTGAAAACAGGAAAACACCAACCTTGTTGCCCTTGTTGAACTCCTTGAACACCTCGCTCATAGGCTCATTAGCCCAAAAGGTTTTGATGTTCTTCATACCGTAATACTTCATAGCATTAGTGATACCGCCCCAAGCTGTACCTTGTCCTGCAATAGCATAGCCTTTCGATACCATATACTTACGAACCTTTTCGGGTGTGTACTTTCTCTTGTTGTAGTTCTCAATAACAAGGTGCGTAATAGCACAAGCTCCACAGCCATTTCCACCAAATGTTGAGCTGTAAGTTGGATAAGGTTTAGATTGCCAACGAGAATCGGTCTGTCTATATATCTTTGAGTTATTCATTACATCACCTCGCCAATATACTTGTCTCCGTCCTCTTTCTGCTTCTTTCTTTCTCTCATAAGTCCTGTTGCTTCAAGGGCTTCCGATGTAAAATCTTCATTCTTCCAAAAGCCGTAAGCCCAAGTGCATACCATTACACAGGCAAGTGCAACAGTATAAAGGCTTTCTTCACTATAAGGAATATCCACACCGAACATCTTCAAGAGAGTAAGCACTCCAACAATAATTGATACAATAGTTCTTGCAATAGTTTCTTTGTTTGTTTTCATATAACAATCTCCTTTCTATGCAATAGCCTTAATATAAAAACCACCTCTGCTAACCGTTTGTGCCGATGATGCTGTAACCTTATATCCTCTTACAAACACATAATCACCCTCGTTAACAGGAATAAGCCTTGAACCTTGAAGTGAAAACGGTGCGGTTGATGCAGGTGTAAGTGTTGTTGCAAGTGTATATATAGAGTTTGTAGTAGGTGCTACTGTCAAATCTTGAGATACACAAGCTTGTATGCTGTATCTTCTAATATCACTTGTGCCGTTTGAAAGTTCTGCATATCCACAAACCTCTATCCAAGAAACACCTGCGGGAATTTTGAAATAGCTTGATGTAGAATTTCTACCCGAAGCAATAGTGACTTGCTTCCTGTCATACTCAAGACCACTTTCGTTATGTGAAGTTTCCTCATTGTTGTTATATGTAATTGAAAAATAGTTTTGTGAAGTTGACGGGTTAAATTCTTTAGAAGCGTTTACAGTTCCCCACACAGGCTCTTTGTTGGGGTATGTGGATATATTTCCGTTGTAGTCAACCCCGATAAGTGAGCTTCCCGAAGCAGGTACGCTGATGGTGTCCTGTGTAATAACAGGCTTACTCGGATTGTCTGAATTGTGCTTTGCTACAGCAAGAGACAACTCACCGCTTGCAGGTGAAAATGGCACTTCTTCAATGCCGTTCATACGCTGAATTTTCTCTCCGATGAAGTAAAGGATTGATGATACTACATTCATACGCTGTTCTCCTTTCTATTCAGTAACAGGTATTTCTTCAAGCTCTGCCATAGCTTCTTTAGCAAGGTGATTCCACCCTAACGCTTCATAATAAAAATACATTTCTTTAATAGTAGCTTTCTCTTTGAGCGAAACGCCTGTACCGTTTCTGTTATATCTTTTAATTATTCTGTCTATGTGCCTTACTAACCTATCTTGCATATCTGCACAGGTTAGATTTACTAATGCTTCAAGTTTTGCTGAATCAAGTTCTGCCTTTACTCTTTCTGCTTCAACTTTCTTATCGTGTCGGTTCAAGAGGAATTGAAATATTCCCCCCGAACCTAACAGCATTGTTGCAATAGCTACGATTGTAGTTGTTTGCATCTTACTTACCTCTTACTTTTAAGCTGTCTCTATTAGCTTGTTTGATAATTGCCTGTAACTCTGCATCACTTAATCCCTTAATATCACTTGCACCCTTGAGTGTTGTGTTCGCACCGTTCACAATAGACTTGAAGTCGCTGTCCTTAACTGACGGTTTGAAAGCTGACAGGTTAGCCTTGCTTGTAGTGGTAGTCTTTTTCTTTGAGCTACCGCTTCTGCGTCTACCGCTTCTTCTGCTACCGCCACTTGAACCATAAGGTTTAGCGTTCTTGTTTTTAAGAGCGTTATATATTGCTTCTTTCTGCTTTTCTGATAAGTCAGCTTTATCAAGATAATCAAGCATACTTGCTTTTGAGTAGTATGTTCGTCTTGTTCCATCGTCAGAAATGGAAACCTTTGCCATCTTCTCAACCGCATCAACAAGCTGTTCCTTTGAAACAATATCCGCTAATTTGCCTTTGTTGTATTCCGCTTGTACTCTTGCAGGAACATCTTCAAGGAAACGATAGTCAGCTTCGGTGTTTCCTCTGTTCATATAAGCTTCCTTGTTGGCAGAATACTTCGTACCCTTGTCAAGAATTGCATCACGCATAGCAACCTTTTCATCGGGATTAGCGTTCTTGTACTCTTTTGTATTAACAAGAATATCCAATGCTTCGGAAGTTGATTTAGGGGCTTTCGCTCTCATTTCAGCTTCCCTTGATTCACGGCTATCCTTATCAACCTGTGCGTTCCACGCTTTAGATTTAAGGAGTGCGTCCATAACATCAGCACCGTTCTTACTTCTGTTTTGCTGTGCTGTTGCTCTTTCCCACTTGTCAAGATTCAGCGTCTCTTTTTTTATGCCGTATCTCTTGTCGGTCTTACCGATTTTCTTCTCTGTGGAATAGTCCACCTTTGCAAAGACTTTCTTTGCTGTGTCGGGGTCTACACCGTCAGCAATAGCTTCATCATAAGTTTTAAGTGCGTCCTTGTCTGCGTCTGTCATATCAATCTTTTGATACTTACCTACAGATAGCATATTCTTCGCAAACGCTTTAGCGTAATCTCCTGCATTTTCTTTCTTGCCTACAATCTCACCCTTTTCGTTTACCTTTGGGGCAAGCATTTTAGTAGCAACGAAAGGGAGCTTTGCTTTTTGTGCGTTCAGCGTATACTCAAGGTTGCTTCCCATTTCGGTTGATGAAGTACCAACAAGGTTGTAATCATACGGTGAAACGCTTCGTGCTAACGCACCCATAAATGACGGGATAAGTGAACCGAGATAATTCTGTGCAAGAGCTGTTATACCCGATACTGCACCGCTTATTCCCGAATCGTTATTTGCACCCTCAATAAAGGTGTTTACTCCCTGTAATACTGACATTTGCAGGGTAGGGTCTACCATTCTTGAAGCTATCTGTGTAATGCTTCCGAAGCTGTCAAAAGCTGTTGAGCTGTCACCCGCTTTAAGACCGCCACGCATCATTCTTCCAAGCTCAACACCTGTAAAGAGTGTCTGTGCAATAGGGGAACACCACTCAAGCGAGTATGAAATTCCGTGTCCGTCACCGTCAGTAAAGACTACAGAATAATCTTGATAACCTGCTCGTTTAAGGGCTTTAGCTCTTTCATCGTCTTTAGCAGAAGAAACGAACTGTATTCCCTTAACTGTTTCAGAGTTGTTCGATGATAGCCACATACCAAGTGCAAGTACACCCGTACCTGTAAGTCCTGCACCTAAACCCTCTGCGTGTTTGAGGTACTGTTCGGGCGAAGTTGCTTTCATAAGACCAATGCCGTGATGAGCAAGTCCAAGTGGAGAAAATTTTGCACCCTGCACAAGAATGTTAATTGGCGTTGTTGTAAACGGAATAATAGAGTTGATTGCAACTGACTTAAACTTCTGATAGCCTGTTGCATTTATCTTTGTTCCTGCTCTTGTTTGTTTATTAAGAGCTTGTGACATTTCGTTGAAATTACGGAATGTTGCTTCTGTTGCGTCTTGACTCGCCCAAGCTCTGCCCGCTTGCAGGATTGCTTCATCGTCTGCGAATCTGCCACTCTGTATAAGCGGATTATTTGCACCCGTTCCATAACCATTAGCCTTTAGGAATTGAGCAAGTGACTTGCGATAATTAGTTTCAACAAAAACCTTATCTTCCATTTCAAGCCAATTTCCGATTACATCTGTACTCTTTTGAACGCCTTTCTCGATAGTGTTTAAGTTAGCTGTGCCGAACTCGTCAATAATTTTATTCTTATAACCTTGAGAAGATTTCATTATGCTTTGAACATCTTCATCAATGACGCTGTTAATGACTTCACCGTATTTGCCTTTGCCGTCAAAGACTTCTTTGATTTCTGTAGGTGTAAGTAAAGCCCTTGTTTTACTATCAATTTTGCCTGTTGCGTACAGCATATTTTCAATGCCCGTTGTAAATACATCTGCAATACTTCTTGCACCAAGATTTATTGCGTTACCCGCTATGTTTCTTGCGTGAGTAGCAGGGTTTCCAAGCATTGAGAAATAACGCCAAGTCATAAGGTTGTTGAGGAATGTAGGCTCAACCGTTCCGTTGATAGTCTGCCAAAGTTCAGCTTTAGCCTTTTTAACAAATTCTTCATCGTCCGAATGGATAATGTTATCAAGGAGAACATCAAGCACAGACGGGTTTTCTTTGACAAGGTTTTCTTCGGTAAATTGGAAGTTACCGCTTGTTCTATCTTTCATAAGTGCGGTATAAATATCCTCACCGTTCTTGTTAACCTTATTTGCGTATACACTTTGGATAGCTTCTTTAATATCGTCTATGCTACCGAGGTTCATTTCTTGTGAGAAACTTTTCATTTGCTTATACAGATAATCAATTTTCTTCTCACTCGACAGCAAATTCCATTGACGAGAAATGAACTGATACATACCGCTGATTCTACCCATTTCATTTGCATAATCCATAAGGAACATATGTCCTAAATCACTTGCGGTACGAACTCCGTATCGGTCTCCGTACTCTACAAGCTGTGCGGATAATGCAAGGTCAACGGCTGTAAATCTATCTCCGCTTTGCATAAGCGAGTAAAGATGTTGCATTACAGCTTTAGGGTTGTTATAAACATCTTCTCTTGCTGTAGCACACATTTGCTTGTAGCTTAACTTCTTATACTTCGGGTCATACAGGTGATTAGAATTACGCTCAAGCATATTCATTTCACCGTCTTTTGCTGTAATTCCAAGCTCTTCCATCTTTGCTACAGCTTCGTCTTGAAATTCTTTGTTGCCCGATAATGCGTAAGATGTAACAGCCGAATCGGTTACTCTTTCGCCATTCTCATTTGCTAACGCTTTGGCTTTTTCCTGTGCTTCCCTAATTGCCATTACTTCGCTTGTAGAAGCTTTATTTATTTCGCCAAAATGCCCGTCAGCTTGATGTACGCTTGCAGGTTTTACATCGTCAAGGTTGCCAAGATATTCTTCAATATTCTTGCCCTTAATATCCTGCCTTGTACCAAAAGTAGTTACATCTATATCGTATGATTTAAGCTCATTTTTAGGATTAGCACCATTGTTAGGAAGTTCAGCCTTTGCTGTTTGTTCAACGGCAGGAAGTTCAGCCTTGCTGTCTTGAACCGCTTCTTCTACAGGCTTTGCAGTAGGCTTTTCCGCTTTAGGCTCAAGCGGTTCTGCATCTTGAATTGCCTTAATTTCATTCTCTGTAATAGAACCGTTTGTGGTTTCAACAGGCTGTTTTTCTGCTGTTTTAACTTCGTTAGAACCGACTTCGCTTGCTTTTGGTTCTATAGCGGGTTTCTTTGTAGAACCGACTATAGCTTCATACTTTGCGTTGTTCTTGCCTATTTCTTTATCAATGTTCTTTTCTTTAACAACAAGCTCTTGAAATTCCTTGTTGATTGCATTACGCTCATCAGCATTTGCTCCACGCTGTACGCTTAATTGAAGCTGTCTTTTCTGCTCTGTTATCTCGTCCTTTTGCTTAACAAGTGTTTCAAGCTCATCAGCATCAGCTTTGGTGTACTCTCCTTTTACTTTAGGCTTTTTAATAGGTACATTCTCAACCGCTTCCTCAACGGCTTTCTCAATCTCTTTCTTCTCTACATTTTTAAGAGACTTTGCACCTTTAAGTCCTTTGACAAGTGTTGGTGCTAAATCAAGTGTTCCTGTAGCAAGGGCATTGATACCGACATTTTCGATGAACTCTTTTCCTCGTTCACCCTTTTTAGCTAAAGCACTTCTTGTACCTGCATCGACAAGACCGATAGTGTTATCAACGGCTACATCAGCCCCAAGCTCTGTTGCAATCTTCTTTGCAAGTTGCTGTGACACTTCCTCGATTGAACCTTTAGCAAGTCCTTTCTCAATAGCTCTTGCAGACGCTTTCTTTATAATCTCCGAGTTGGCTAATTTTGCACTTGCTTTTGCTACAGCCTTTGAACCCTCGATAGTACCTCTTGCCCCTGCCGTACCAAGTCCGAAAGTTGCTAAATTACCTGCAACCTCACCTGCTACATTTGCTCTTTTAACGGCTTTCTTACCACCGCTTTTTTCCATAATCTTTTGGACTTTATCTTGATTAGCCTTAACATTCTTGTCGGCTTTAGTTAAAAGCTTATCTGCATTGAGTGTTACACCCGATACAGCACCTTTCGCCATTGATAAACCAATAGGATTATATTTAGCAGAGTGTTGTTCCTGCTTCTGCCAATACTGATTGTCAAGCTGTGCAAGACGGTTTGACTTTGCGTCAGTAACATTAAGGTCTTTCTTTGCGGTATTCTTCCACGCTTTAGCGGAATCACTCGCTTTGAAAATGCTCTTGAAAGAGTTGTTGTTATTGCGTTCTTTTTCTCTTGCCTTTTGAGCAGAAGTAGCAAAGGCTTCTTTAATCTTTGCCTGTCTTTCTCTTTCGGCTTTTCTTCTTTCTTCTTCCTCGTTGGTGCGTCCACCGAAGAAAGTATTATTGGCACGATAAGTGGTGTTGCGTGTTCTTGTTGCAGAGCTTCCCCTTGAAGAAGAAGCCCTGCTGTTACCACCTGTGAACCAATCTCTTATTCTTTGAAAAAGATTTTTTCTTGCCATAAGTTTACCTACCTATGCTGTTGCTCCCATTGATACCACTTTGGTGAATATTTCATAAACGGATTAGTTGCGGACGCTTTCACCTTATACTCGCTGTTATAGTGTGTGCCTCTACCGTTTGATGTAGCCCTTGAGCCATTACCATTATTACCGTTACCGCCACCGCTACTACCGTAACTACCGTAACTACCGTAACTACTATATCCACTACCGCTACCGCCACTTGTAGCTGTATCGTCAAGTGCGTTCATAGCCTGTTGAGCAAGTGCAATCTTGTACTTCTTGTTAGGGTCACTCGACTTTCTCAAGATAGCAATAAGGTTCTTGTAACCTGCTCTTGTTCTGAATCTACCTGTAATGGAAGCGGAGAATTGCTGTAAGTCACGCTCTTGAAGTTCACGCTGATAAGCAACATCGTTTTCCTGTGCCTGTGAAAGAGCATCTGCAAGGTTCTGATTATAGTTCTTCATATAATCATTCCACTCGTTCTCATAATTAGTGTTTACTGACGAAAGAGCAGAGTTTCTTGCACTCTCATTGTTTGCTACATTGTTACCGTATGCTGTGTTGAGACGAAGCATAGCGGTTTCATTTGCACCACCGTTCACACCGAGTTTCGCAAGCTGTGACGGAAGTGCCTTTTGCTGTTGCATATAATTCAAGTAGTTCTGCCTTGAACTCGAATCATAATTGCCATTTACCTTTGCAGTATCTTCTGCTCGTCTCTGCTCCCACGCCTTTTGGTCTTGGGCTTTAACAGATTCTTGAGCTTTAGCGTACTGATTATAAATATCTTGATATGGGTTTTTAGAATCGGTGGAAATGTAAGGGTTGCCACCGACAACCTGTCTTATTGCCATTTACATAACCCCCTTTACTCATTCGGTGGAATCCAACCTAAACTTTGATAAAGCAGGGTTGTTTCACCGTCAATGTTTGCATCGGTAAAGTTGCTTGAAATGTAATCTATAAGTGCATTGTGCTTGTCCGAAATAAGTTCGGGAAACGCATCAAACACCGCCTTATTTGATGCGGGTTCACCGATAAGTACATCGGGTTGGTGTTGCACCCAAGTATTCTTTTTCTCGCTGTCTTTTACAATGCAATCAGAAATATTATTTGTTGCCATATATTACCTCTTTGCATAAGAACCAAAAGTATATGATTTAACGATACATATAATTCCGAAAGGTTCGGGTTCGTTGTTTTCTACAATAATTTGCAGACGCTTATACTTCTTTATCTTCTTCTGTATAAATACATCACTTGCAGATTCACTCGACTTGAAGCTGAAAGGGTGGCTTCTTTCCTGCGAATCTTCAACATACTTGAACGAAATATTCTCAAAAGTAAACATATCCGTTGCAACATATCCAAGCCTTTGGAATACATTTCCGTTCTTAACAAGTGTTACCTCACAACCGCTTCTGTAGTGTGGCATAAGTGTAATAAGACAACCCTTTTTCAGAAGTGTTTTCAGCTTTTCGGGGTGCTTATCATCATCGAAAGCACTACACCATTTAGCCTTAACAGGCGTTCCCGTCCACGCACCGTCTGTACCTATGTGAGCATCATCGTAATACTTTGCAGTTTCGGGTAAATCATCATTCCAACCGTAAGTTGCTTGATTGTCCGAAAAGAACATCTTGTTATTAACAACAAACATATTCTTGATTGTCGGCATACCATCGAAGAAGTAACACTCATAGGACTTGTCACCCCTGCTATTGCTCTCTTTGTTACGGCTATCAAGCACATACATTTTTGCGTTGATTGCTATGTAGTAATAGCCATTGAACGGAATACCTACAGCGTTCTCAAGGTTCTTCTCTGCACATAACTGACGGTTGATTTTTCCGCTTCGGTTAACTGCATACTTCTCGCTTTGATAGTTGGTAAGTAATGCGTGAAGTCCTGTGCTTGAAAGGAACACAGGCTCGTCATTAAATACACCATCTACCTTGTTTGATACTGCACCTGCTCCTGCATTAGAAGCTTTGACAGAGTACGCATAATCAGAAGCGTTTGTATCATCGTCCGATGATGAAGTCGAAACGGTAGTCTGCGAAGCAAGGAATACGGTGTTCTTGCCATCGTCTTTTGTTATGATTGCAAGGTATGAAGAACTCCTTGTGAAACACATAATGGTGTTGTCTACTTCAAACCAATGCAGGTCAGATATTACAAAAGGCTCGTTAATATCAGAATAGTAAGCTTTCGCCCCGTCTGCTATAAACAGGCGGTTGTCATAATAACAACTTACTTTACTTGAAAGAAGCTTTACTCTCTGCTCTGAATAGAAGCCTTGAACTATGCCTGTTCCTGCGGAAGCTGTCGAGAACGGTGCAAATGTAATTCTTACATTGTCCGTATAGCTCTGCCCCTCAACCGAAGCAGGTGCATTAGTGAATTTAATCTTTGCACCCCTAACGGTAAATGAAGCCGTTGTTGAACCGTCAAGAATCTTTGCGGTATAGGTCTGTGCTGTTCCAAGCTCATAACCGCTGTCAAGCTCGTTCCACTCACCTGTAGCTAAATCGAGAATTTCTACTTTAGCCCAATTTCCGATATATTCATAACCTGCGATAACATACTCTTTAGTCGAACCATCACCACCAAACGATTGTGTTTGATAGATTGACATAAGGTTAATATCATCAAGCGTTACACCACCTGTACCGTTAGGCTTTAATCCGATAACGGTTGTAGGAACTATATCGGGGTTTTTAGGCTTTGATGAACCAAGTCCTGTTTCGCTCATCATTCCCGTACCGACACCTGCAACAAGGAATGTTCTTGTTGTTGTATCGAATTTAACTACGCCATTATTAAGTAGAATGAATATCTTTTGCTGATAGGCGTATGCACCGTTAATGTTTCCAAAAGAACCTTGAATATCCTGTGTCCACTCTGTAACAAAAGAAGTTGCGTTAGGATAGCCCGAAATATCGAGCTTATCAACATACAGGGTTTGTGAAGCTGATGATTTTCTTACACCGTAAGCGTCACCGCTGACAGCAATTATCTCGTCATAGCTTGTATTACTTAACTTCCTGTAACCTGCTCTTTTGACAGGGTTTCCACCAAAGTCAGAAATCATATTCACCATATTGGGTGAGTGTGCCTTATCTACAGAAGTAACATCACGCCTGTAATCTACTCCGTAAAGCTGTTCGTAGTTGGTGTTATAAATAGGTGCTTCACTTGGTATTGAAAGCTGTGCCATTTATTACCACCCCCCTACATACTTGCAATCTTTAGGTTTTGAAAGCGTTGCTCCAATTTCCTGTAAAAGATTATCAACCTCATTCCAATACATAGTTGCTTTCTGAATATCATCGTCAAGCCATACATAGTGTGCTGAAAGAAGCGGTACGATAATCTCAAATTCTTCGGGTACTGTTACTTCGTACTCACCGTCCGTATCAAAAGTGATAAGCTCTCTTGTAGGTACACTCTCAAGGCGTGATTCATACAGCGGAACATAGCTTGTGTATATTCTTCTCAACGCCCTGTTTGTTGCGTTGATAATTATTCTTTCGTAATTATCTGTTTCAAGGACATCGTCCTCCTCAAAACCCAAGTCGATAATTTCATTCTTTAACTCGTTCCAAGTAATCACTTTATCGTCTCCTTTTTATAAAGAGGGGTGAGTTTCCCCACCCCTCAAAAGTGTGCTATGGAAGCTCTACAACGCTTACCTGTACTGATGCACTTGCCTTGATACCAAATGCACCCTTGTTCTCTCCTGCCATCTGCTTAAAGCTTGCTGAATCAAGTCTTACAGCTACGCACTTTGATGCAGGTACTTTCAGCTCAAGGTCTGCTACAGCGTTAAGTCCTGTTCCTGCAAGAACTGTAACGGTTGTTACGCTTGCGTTAGCGGTATTGTCGATAATAATTGCTGTCTTATCGTCCTTACCTGCAAAGTCGAAATACTTTGCTGTTGTAGTAACCGCTGTCTTTGTAACCTCAAAAGGTGTTCCGTCCATCTCAACAGCGTTAATGAGCTGAACTCTTGTTCTGTTAATTACTGCCATAATTTAGCTCTCCTTTCTTCCTACTGATTAGGCAACCTTGCAATTAAGGATAACCATTTCCTTTGCTCTTACTACCTTTGCACCGTAGATAGTGAAGCCCTTGATAGCATCACCAAACTTGCTTTCGGGTCTGTAAGGCTCAATGTGTGTCATAGGATTAGCAAAGCCGATAGCCTTGTCTGTCTTAACCTGTACAAGATAGTTGCCGTTTGTGTCCTTTGCTACATTGTTAGAAAGTCTAATAACAGCGTTTCCGTATCTTGCAACCTTGCCGTTCTCAAGCATAGCTGAATTGTCTGTATCAGCTGTGATATAAGCCTGCTTAAATACTGTGTAGATAGCAGGTGAAACTGTGATTGTAATGTTTGCTGACATTGGTACATCATTCTCATAAAGAGCTTGAAGTGCCTTGTCGAACTCTCCAAGAATATTGTCCTTTGTAAGAGTTACTGCGGAACTGTTCAGCTTCTTTGCCTGTGGGTCTTTTGAAAGCTTTGATACTACCATATCCATCTCATCGTTAAGACCCTGTGTAGCCTCACCCTTGAGGTAAGATTCAATCTCACCGTTAGCCTGTGCCTTGTCAATATCTCCAACATAGAAGTTGAAATATGACATATAGTCAACCTTGAGTGTAGTTGTGCTGTCCTCAACAACCTCGGGTGAATTAAGAGTTACATCTTTGTCTCCTGTGATAGTTGTGATTGTAGGTCTACCTGCTGACAGGATTCTTACTGCATCACCTCTCTGCTTTACCTCGCCTGTGTACTTCTGATTAGTGTCTGCTACAAAAACGTGAAGTCTCTCAAGCTCCTTTTCGATAGCTGTTTCCCAGATTGTTGGTTTGAAGTTCTCAAATGCCATAACTGTGTGTCTCCTTTTCTAATAGATTAAGTTTGTTTTTATTTGAGAAGTGACATAGAACGCTGTACCTTTTCCCAATTAGCTCTAATCTCTGCCTTTGAAAGATTGTCAAGCTCGTCACTTGTGTAGTAATCACGCTCTGCCGTTACGCTGTTTATCTTTCCCGCAGGAGTAGGGGCATTGACTTTGTTCTTATAATTCTTTGCCTGTACTGCATAGAAGGCTGTCTCTGTGTCAACACCTGCACCGATTAAGTCAAGGAATGAATCTCCAAGCTTATCAATATCATCAACCGTCTTAATTTCGGGGTCGAGATTATTAAGAATTTTAAGTGATTCATTTATTGCTCTCTGCACTTCCAAATCTTGTGCCTGTTGTTTAAGCGTCTCGTTTTCTGCTTTCAGCGTTTCATATTCACGCTGTCTATCAAGCTCTGCTTGAATATCGGCAGGGTCACGCTGTTGTGCGTGTGCCATAGCTTGTACGCTTAAATCGTTACCGTTCTCACCGTCAAAGTAGAGACTTAACGCTTCAATCATTTGCTGATTTTCACGCTCTGCCTGTTCAAGTTTTCTACGCATTTCAGCAAACGCTGAATCGGTATCTGTCTTGCCACTCTTTTCGGTTTCCTCGTTAGTGATAACTTCCTCTTGCTCGGAAACAGGTTCAGCGACTTCCTGTGTTTCTACGCTTACATCTTCTGCTGACGGTTCAGCGACTTCCGTCATTTCTACGCTTGTGTTTTCGATGTTTTCCATTTCTTCTTCCTTTCTTTACAAAACTACTTGGCTACTCGGAGTGCCTTTCGTCTTGCTTCAAAGTTGTTTGAATATTCTTCTACACGCTCTTTAGCGGTTTTCTCATCAAGAATCTCGCTTTGCGTATTAGACTGTTTAATAACCGACTTTTCGGGATTGTCCTGCCACTTGCAGAGGTTTTTAAGTGCTAACGCACCTGCCTGTGCTTGATACTTCTTCGTACACATTCCCTCAATAATGCAATCTGCTGTCATTTGGTCTATAACATCTTTACATTCGGGGTGCTGTTTGTACCAATAAATAACCTCTTTCTGTGGCACTCCCAAGTACCTTGCGAAGTTACTCTTTGTCGGCATTATGTTAAATTCCTTGTCGGCTATATCCGTAAGAAATTCTTCGTACTTCTCAAGATACTCGGTTTCGTTAAGCTTTAATTGCTTTGCCATTTTCTATCCTCTCCAATCAAAGGGTAGCTTCGGGTACATCGCCCTCATTTTCGGCAGAATACATATCACTCAATGGCTGTTCACCCTGCAAGCTACCCTCTAATTGCTGTGTATTCTGCATATCTGCACCGCCACCCATAGCCTGTTGCTGTTGCATTTGCATTTGCTGTCTCTTTGCCACGATAGCTTCAAGCTTCTTTTTAGGCATATCTGAATGGTCGGGAAGAAGCTCAACATATTCTTCAAAGGTAATTGCTCCTAATTGAAGCAGATTATCAAGTGAAGTTTTCTCTACTACCTTTGAAAGTGCGTTGTTCTCACTAATATCTATTCTTACATTCGGAATGAGGTTTCTTATTGATTCTGTATCAACGGAAACTTCACCCATATCTACTGTTACAGGGTTGAAAGTAACCCACATCTCAAAGTAAAGCTGTGCAACTTCCTCAACGAACTCTTTGTACATTTCAATCTGCTCGTTCATTGGAAGTGTCTGTTGCTCTCTAATAGAAGCAATAGCCGTTCCCGATACTCTTGCAGGGTTATAGTTACCCATCATTACATCGGAAGCACCTGCAAGCTCTCTTGAATCTGCAAGAAGCTCATCAGAAAGCATCTTCGCATCGGGTGATTGATTAGCAGGGTTAAGGTAGCTAATCATATTGTTAACCGCCTGTGAACTGCCACCGTTAAGCTTGATAACACCACCGACTTTATTAAGCTCATCGGGGTTGCTTACTGAATTTTCATCAACCGCAAGCTTTGAATATGCTGTCTGCTTAATTGAAATGCTTCGTCTTACAAGCGTCTTATTAAGCTCAAGCTGATTAGGAATAAGTGTCTCAACTTCCGATATTCCTCTTGCGTTGTTTGGCTGTGTCTCCCATATAACAGGTATGATGGGGTACATTGTTAAGCCCCTGCCTGTGTATTCACCTGCTATATCTTGCTGAATAGGGTGAAGCGGTTCATATACGCAATTCTTAACAGCTCTCGCTATATTAACGATACCGTCCTTTTTCTCCATATAGACGATTGCGGTTGTCTTTGAATCGACTTCCTCTCTATTCATAATCTGTTCTTCGCTGTCCTTGTCGGCACGAATCATATCAATTTCTGCCTGTCCGACACCGTTTTCTTTAGCAAGGCGTTTCAGCTTCGCTACATCAACTCTTTCCTCGATAATTAGGTAAGGTTGCTCTTGAATATCTGTAATGTTCTCATCACCTAAAAGCACCTGCATATTCAGAAGAATCTGTGGCATCGAGCGTGTATCAGCTTCACCGAAGTACACATAAGAATCTCCTGCTACGGCTGAATCTCTTAACGCTCTCCAACCTATTCTGTCCATCTTTGCCTTTTCCCAAGAAATATCAAAGAGTTGCGACAGCTTCGTACAGGTATCTGCGTTGTCCTCTCCCAAGTCACTAAAGATTGCTGTCAGCGAGTGCTGTGCAATAGTGGCAACCTTGTAGCGTACTGTCGGCTTAATGAAATTCTTGCTGATGAGGTTTATTTCAAGTTCACCGTTACGGTGTTTTGCGTCATACCATTGTCTACCTAAATAGAAATTCCAATTTCTCTCGGTCTTTTCTTTCAGCCCCTTGCCCTGTATGTAGTTCTTACACTTTTCGTACTTCTCCCATATCTTGAGATTTTCCTTTGCTTCGGCTTCAAACTTTTTCTTTCTCGCCATTTAATACTCCTTTTAAGGCTCAAAATCTTCGATATAACGAAGTATTTTCTCATCATCGGTAAGTTGTTCCTCAAGACGCTTTTCTCGCCTGTATCGTCCAAACAAGTAGCTTATCACGCTACATAAAAGGCATAAAAAAGCCCATAGAATGTTATATGACATTGATAGTTCCTAATCCTTTCTTTCTGCCCGCAAAATATGATGGAAACATCTTCTCAAAATCACTCTTTCGTTCTTCTTTCGCAAGTTGGCTTTTCATAAATATCATTCTTAAAAGTGCCTGTGACATAGCGTCCACTTGGTCGTCGTGCTTGCCGTTAGGAAATGATGCACACTCGTTGATAAAGTCGGGTACGAAACGCTTGCCTTTAGGTAGCTTTACATTTCCCGATTCTATTGCTCCCATAACAGCTTGTACTCTCGATAGCTTATTGCCTTTAGGCTCTACAGGTATTATTCCTATAAGCTCTCGCTTGAGCATTGTTATAATTGCCGTACCGTTAGCCTTGTCCTCTATCAAAGTAACCTTGCATTTTTCGTACATTCCACGCAAACGCCTTATTTCCATTACCGTATCGGGGAAGTTCAAGTGCTTCTTTACCGCATCTATCAAGTAAATATCCGCACCTACCTTACCCCATACCTGTATTGCTACATAGTCACTCGATTTATCGTCCTTGAATGACGCATCGACACTCATTACATAGTCAACCATTTCGGGCATCTTGTCGGGTTCGTAATAATCCCACCAATCACGCTGTATAAGGTTTCCCTCTAATGATGTAGGTCTGCCTTGATACAGAGCGTTCCAAGTCATACTACCCTCTTGCGAGGTGAATGAAGCCTTGAATTGTCTTAACCAATTTTTATCCTTGCCTATTTCGGGGCAAAGTGCGTCTCCGTGTTGTCTGTGTAGCGGGTCGGTTGCTATATCGTCACACTCACAAGGGAAGTTCAACACTTCTATGTTTTCTTCTTCCTGTAACAGCTTGCCTACTAAATCGTCCTCGTGCCATCTTGTCATTATGACTATGACTTTTGCACCTACCCACAGACGGGTTTTGAATGAGTTAAGCCACTCTTGATACAGCCTGTCTCGATATACCTCACTCATAGCTTCCTGCCTGTTCTTAATAGGGTCGTCAATTACAAGCAGGTGGCATTGTCTACCCGTAACACCCGTCATAATACCTCTTGAAATCATTGAGCCTTTTGTTCCCTCAAGCTCAAAGTCTCTCGCTGTATTCTTATCGTTACTTATCTTTAAGCCGAAAATCTCCTTGCCGTACTGCACTATCTTTTCTCTGTTTCTTCTTCCAAAGAAGATAGCAAAGTCCTCTGAATAGGAAATCTCTATTACCCTGTGATTAGGGTTTCTGCCTAAATACCAAGACGGTAGGGTTTCTGTTATCGTTACCGATTTACCGTGTTGCGGGGGTGTGCTTATGCACAGTATCTCATAAGGTTTATCACTCTTACGCTCAAGAAATTCCTGCACATAGTCACAAAGATAGGTATGAAACGGTGTAGGCTTCCAAGTGCCGTTATTTACAAAGTTGACATACTCGCAATAATCTTTGCGTAATATATCAAAATATTCACTTGTAGCATTTTCCATAGCTTACCTCTCTAATTGGCGGGGGCAATAGGAATTGAACCTATACTACAGGAATCAAAGTCCTGTGAACTAACCTGTTATTCTATACCCCTATAAAATGTTGAAAATTTTTCCCTACAATTTTTTACAGCCACTTTCTTTTTTACCCTACCCCCTGTGGGGGTGTGCCTACACCCCCGTGTAACAGATAGGAAAGTATTATATCTAAAGGAAGATTCTGTCTTTGTCTAAAACGATTCTGTAATGTGTCGATATACAATATATATATACTGTATGAAGAGCGTGTGGGTGTGGGGGTTTGCGGTATAGCTTTTCCTGCCCGTACCCGTTCCCCGTTCTTTTTTCTTCTTCTTCTTTTTCTATATGTTGTGGTGCTGTCTATGTGGCGGGGGTATTATGTATATTGTTATATGGTATATAATAGTTCAACTATTCCGATAATTACCATTTTGGGAATAGTTTACCTAACTGTACAATTATTTACCCAAGTTGCTTATGAATAGTTAAACTATAGTTTAGTTATTATTTAGGCTGTTTAAGTTGTATATATATACAATTGCTTTACCCGTTTTTATATCCGTCTATTTGTCTTGTTATATCCTGTAATAATTAAGCTGTTTATTTTTCTGTTATCCTGTTTGTGTATATCAATCATTAAAGACCGAAAAAAGAAAAACGGGAAAAAGAAAAAAACAATTCTTTAACCCGTTTACATATATATTTATATATTCCGTTGTATTTGTTTGTCAATGACAAGTATATGCTAATAGTTCACAAACATATATTCTTTTATCTGTCCAATTATTTAACCAATTAAAAGCCCGTATTTTTAGCTGTAAAGCGTTTATTTTGATATAGTCTTATCATTATACCTATTTATTAGAATACCCGTATATGCTCATATTCTTTGATATGAGCGATTTTATTTTTTTAATCTTGCCAATATATATTATAATTTTCCTATAGAGAAAAAAATATATAATATTTTTTCTATATTTTGCTTGACTTTATATATTGTTAGCATTATAATCTAATCAAGAAATGAAGATAACATTTCTAATCTAAAGAAAGAAATTTATACCAATGAGCAAAGGCACAAAAAAAGAGGTGAGCCAAGGCGAACTCGAAAAGGTGCAAGGGAAATAAACAGCCCTTGCACCGCCCTAACCATTGAGATGTGAACACAATGAACAGGAATATCACAACCATATTATCAATAACAGTTATCACTAATATAATTATAACTGTTATGCTAATAACAAAAATAATCTAAAAAAATAAAAAAGTTTTGTCTAAAGTGTTGACATAAGTTATAACTTATGATAAACTGAAGACAGTTAAGAAAGAGATAACAAAGTTAAGTGTTCGCACCACTTAACCAATAAAAAAAGCTGTAGGTGTTCGCACCACCTACAGCAAAAGCTCACAAGATACAAATAGCACCGACTAAAGCACAATATTATACCCGTTCGCTTTTTGTATCTTAACACAAGCTAACACCAAAAGCAAGAGACAGAAAAGAGGTACAAAACAATGACAAGAAAAGAATTAAGACAGTTTGTTAACATCGCAAAGAGACACAACGCAAAAGTAAAAATCGGATATTGCTGTTATCAAGACGATAATATTTCAAAATGGGAACTTAACGAGATTGGATATAACAGCGGTGTGTACGGCTGGAATTGGAGTTGCTACTTTCATTATGACACAAACACAGTATACATCAGTTGTTATAGAAATGTACCTAATGACATTTACGCAATGGCGGACAGATAGAAGAGGTGGACAAAATGACAGCAAGACAGAGAACAGCAAAAGCAAACATCACAGCATACAACAATAGCACAGCATACGGCTTGTACGATGTATATGATAGCTTTTCACAAGCTAAATCACAGGCTTGGGATTATTGCAAAGAATTGTGCAACAAGTACAACGGTTATGCACTCAAAGTTGTATCTTTTAATACATTTATGTTTACAGCGGGCTTTGAGTTTGTAGACGAAAACACAGGCGTTGTAATGTATATGCACATTACACCGAACTATGATACAGCGGTTGAAATGTAAAGAGGTAAAAAACTATGAAAAATATAGCTTTAATAATTGCACTTTGTACAACAATAACAACCGCAACAGCGACAGCGGTTATCGACAGCATAACCGCTACAGCGGAACATATAACAACAACAGCAATTATATGCACAGAAGAACAGACAGAGACAGCAACAGAGGAACAGACACAGGACACAACAGCAACACAGACACAGACAGAGACAGAGGACACAACAACAGCAACAGAGGACACAACAGCCGTTGTATGTGATAAATGCGGACAGCATTTTACAACAGAAAACGAGTATTTTGAACACGATATAACAGCACACGGCTATTGCGAAGAACACGGAAGATATTCCGATTGTTATACAGAAGACGGAACATTAAAAGACTACTACCACAGATTTTAAGAGGTGCAACGATGGACAGGATAAAAACAATTTTAATGATGATATTCCTTGTTGTGATAATCCTGCTACCAATACCAACACAGGAACAGGAAACGCACATAAACATAAACGAGATACAACAGGAAATAGAGGACAGACAGAAACAAGACAGAATAGAACAGCTAAACACAATGACAGAAGAACAGCGTATTGAATACGAACAGGAATTAGAAAAATAAAGAGGTGGACACAATGACAACAAAGAAGAACACAAAGACAGCAAAGACAGACAATAAAAAGTTTGATGTTTATGAAATGGTAACGGATAGAATTATTGAACAGCTTGAACAGGGCGTAATTCCGTGGCGTAAACCGTGGACTTGTCAAAGTGGGCTTGCAGTAAGCTACAGCACGGGCAAACCGTATGGACTTATCAATCAGTTTATGCTTATGCAGGGTGGCGAATATGCAACCTATGAGGCAATTCAGAAAAACGGGGGCAAAGTTAACAAGGATGCAAAGGCTAAACAGATTGTCGAATGGACAATGCTGTATGTAGACGAAAAGGACAGCAACGGAAATGTTATCAAAGACAATGACGGGAAGCCTATTAAAAAGCGTGTGCCAATGCTCAAATATGTGAATGTATTCAACATTGAAGAGGATACAACACTTGAACCAAAACACAACAAAGCAGAATTGCCAAAGTGGAATGATGATTTTGAACTCATTGAAGCTATGGAAAACATCATAGACGATTACAGCAACAGGGTAAACCTTACAATCAACAAGGACGAACTGTCGAATGAAGCATACTATATCCCTGCTATGCACAGCGTTACAGTACCGTCTGCAAAACAGTTTGAGAGTATTGCAGAATACTACAGCACAATGTTCCACGAACTCGGACACAGCACAGGACACCCGTCATTACTTAACAGGGAAATTGCAAATAAAAAGGGTTCTGTCAAGTATGCAAGGGAAGAACTTGTAGCAGAGATTACAAGTGCAAGCGTACTCGGTTATAACGGAATTGAGACTACAGGAACTTTTAAGAACAGCACA